AGCCCAGTTTTCTGATTGACCAACAGAGAATGAACCTGCTGATGAACCTCCACCTGTATCTGATTGTTCCATAACTAATTGCTTAGCTTGGTTTTCTAATAATAAAGACATGTTGTTTGCCTCTACATTTGTTAAGCCTTCTAATAGACCCGTTTTGTTCCATTTAGAAGACAATTTAGCTGCGTCACTTTGGAGTGATTTCCAAGGACTAGCTGATTCTAATAATGATTGAATTGTGCTCATTTTTTTAAAATTTTTTTTTAAATTGTTTTATTTAATAATTCCTGCTATTTTTTGCATTCTTTTGAATGTGTCATTAACTTCTACAATAGGCTTTCTTGCTGTTGGCATGATACCTGTTGTTTTAGATGCTAAACTAGTTTTTAATGATTCATTAACATGTGATTTAGAAGTTTCTTTTAATCCTTCTGATAATGTTTCGAATACTAATTTAGTTTCTTTTACTGTTGATGCTTTATCAAATGCATTTAAAACCTTTACTTTTTGTGACTCGGTTAAGTTTTTAGCTTTGAAAATTTTGTTAGTGTAAAGTAATTTCGCATTTAACAAATTAACTTCATTGATATCAGATCTCATAGTAGAAATAGTAGACATAGCTTCTTCTAACTCATTTTTAAGTTTTTTGATTTCTTTTTTGTCTTCTTCGTCTTCTTTGTCTTTTTTGTCTTCGTCTTTTGATTTAATTAGTTTTTTTCTTTTAGCTTCATCTAATTCGATTTCAGCTAAAATTTCATCAATTGAAATTTCTTCTTCTTCACTTTCCATTTCTTCACCTTCTTCACCTTTCATGTCTTCCATGCCTTCACCAGCTTCTAATTCACCAGCTTCAACCATGTCTTTAATTACGTCTTCAATGAATGATTTTAACTCTTCTTCAGTCATGTCCTCGATGTTGATTTCTTCTTCAGTTTCAACTTCTTCTTCACCTTCTGCTTCGTTTAATTCTTCTTTCTTCATTTTGTCGTCTTCTTTAGCTTCATACGCGGATTCTTTTTCCATGTCTTCTTCTAATTCAGCTAATAATTCTTCAAGATTAAGTTCATCTAACGGGTTACCTTCTTCTGTGTCGATGTTACCGTGATCATACTCAATTTCTTCTTTTTTAACTGGTTTGTAGCCCATTAAGTTTTCATCTTTTTTAGAATACATTTCTTCCATATTATCGTCCATTTCTGCCTCTTCCTTTTCTTCCATTTCTGCAAGTTTAGCTGATAGCATAGATTTTAATTGTGGAGTAAAGTGTTCTTCAAGAGCAGCTTTTGCGCTTGCTATTGCTGTTTCTTTAACAACTTTAGCATCTTCGATTGCTTCTTTAAGCAAATCTCTGTTTTTACTCATTTGTCCTAAAATTTTGTTTGGGAAATACACTTATTTGAAGTGTAATAGAATTGTTATTTATAGATACTGCAAATGCGATTGCGGGCAGTATATTCTAATATACATATGTCCGGATTTTCTAAAAATGCACAGAAGTGCAAAGAAAAAGCTCTTCTTTTGGAAGAGCCATGTTTTATTTACAATTGCACTTAAACGTATTTAAGTCTTTTGATGTAGGGGCGATGTTAGGAAAATAATAACAATACTTAGTATTACCTACTTTTAATTCTTTATAAAATCCTTTAGGTATCGCCGCGTTTGTAGGTACACGTTTAGGTACTTTATCATAATCTAATCTAACATATACTGATACTGTTGTAGTTTTAGCTTGTTCACGTTCCCATATTTCTAATGTTTTCCAAGGACCACGATTAAGTGATTGTTGTTGCATTGCTGAGTTAATATAGGTAAATGTTGAGTATAACATTTCTTTAGTACAATTAAATGAAGCAGCAGGAGCAATATGTCCTTTATCCCATTCATTATTAACATAATCTTCGTTATCAGATGTTTTAATATTTTTGTCTGTGTAGAATTCCATACTTGCTCTAGAAGCAGTACCTGTAGGACATTTAACTGTGTAGGTAACCCATTTAGGTTGTTCTAAAATTTCAGAATAAACAATACGGAAGTTAGGAGTTTGATAGTTAACACTATCTCTTAATTTAGTTTGTCCAAAAACTACTGTTGATAGACAAATTAATATTACTAGAAATAAATTTTTCATGTTAGAATAACGGACATGATCCATTAGCACATAAAATATCAGTAATAATTGAATTAATTTTACTGTATTGATTTATACTAGGAATATATGATTCATTTAAGCTAGTTGGTAGCATCCATGAACCCGGATTAGAAGGTGTTGAAACGAAATCCCAACATAGTAATTCAAAGTCATCTTGTACTTCCATTACATTACCTTTTTGTTCTAATGAACCCATTCCTCTTGATGATACACCTACTGTAATACCACTATCGATTAATGCTTTTAAAATGTTACCAGATGGAGTAGGTAAGATTTCAATCATACCCATTACATTATTTCCATCCCACCAGCATTTTTTAATATTATGTGAAACATTTTTTAAGTTAATAATTGAAGAATCTGGGTGGTCTAATTCACCTAAAGCTCTATTCTCACGAATTGATTCCATGTAGCGATCCATTTCACGTTCCCATAATTCTTTAGCGTAATATCTACCATTACCGTTTTTTACTTCGACAGTAGCTAATACACCTTTTACTAATAGGTTACCTCCAGGATTAGTTCCTTCAGTTAAGCTAACAGCTTTGGGTGAGAATAATTGTGTTTCAATTAATACTTGTCTCATATTACGTTAATTTGTATTTCTATTACTTATAATTTTTTCAATTGCATTTTTTCTTCCTCCAAATCCCTTAACACCTTGACCACTTAATATATCTCTCAATTCATCATCTGTTATATTACGATCATTAATTTGCTTTTGGTATTTCATTAACAACATGTTTTCAGATCTATTATCTGCCTCTTTACCTAACTCTTCAGGTGATCGCGTTAATGGTGGAAAATCTGGGTTTGAAAGAGGTCTTAATAATATATCTAGGTCATGGATACTTTCTTTAATAGTTTTAGTTTTAGGTAAATCACCATATCCGCTTGACTTATATTTACCTTTAGGTGCAATTGTTAATTTTTCAGTTTTAAATCCTACTCCTTTAGTTCCAAACATAGCATTTTTAGCATAATAGTTTATGTCTTTAACCATGTTTTTAAGTACAATTTGTTTTAATTCGTCTACTGTTTTAGTTTTGTTTTTAGGATCTTTCATTTCAGCATAGTAGCCATTTAAGAAAGATGTACCATAAACATTGTCAATATTTTTCTTATCTTCATTATCAAATTGATCAGCTAAATCTTTTTGAACTTGTTTAGATGGTTTTGCAAACTCATCATAGTCACCGTATGTTTTTCTATTTGGAACACCAATAACTTCTGATAGATTTTCTTCTTTAGAGTCATATGAAGATACATAAGCACTACCTTTTGCTAATAATTCTCTACCATCTTTAGTTTTACCTGTAATATGCTTAAGGTTACCAACTTTAGTAATATTTACAATTGTTACTACTTCGTCATTTATTTTAGCTTTACTACCTTTTTGGATTTCAGAACCATCACTTAATTTAACACTAAGATTATTACCTTCTTTCACTGTATTTGGTTCATTAGCCTTTTTTAAAAGAGGTTTCATATCTTTTATCCATGTTTCAGTATCAGTAAATCTCTTTCCACCAGCCATTATAACCTTACTAAGATTTTCTTCTGTAATTTTTCCGGATTTAAGTGCTTTAAATAAAATAATAGCGTCATCCGCTTTAGTAATACCGTTACTCATTAATAAGTTTTTACCATACTCATTACTTCGTGATATCCAACCTATAGCATCTCCAAATGGACCAGAAGGAGCTGAAGTCATATCTACTGCTTCATTATTTGTATTTTCTCTAAATATTTCTAACCATGATGGAGATGGTTTGTGACTAATCACACCACCAATACCTTCACTTAAGATACTTTTTGATTTAAGTACACTTACTGTAGAATCGTAGCTAGAATACTGATTAATATATTCAGGAAATAGATTTTTTGCTTGTTTTAAGAAATGATCTTTATTTCCTTTTCCTTCTTTAATAAGGATGTATTGTTCTTGTAATGTTTTCATTTATAATGAGTTATTAATTGTAAAATAATACTGCTCCTGAAGATAAAGAAGCGCTAGTTACATAAATAGGTACAGTAAATCCTGCAGGTACAACCCAAGGAGTTGTTAATGAATTTCCATTAAAATCTTTTATACCAGTGAAGGTAGCTGAGCCTGATACTACTGTAAAGCCAGCGTATGAACCAGTGATTGATGTTGTAGTTACTATTCCGGTTGTGTTAACAGGTATATTTGCCATATTAGTCTTTAAATAAGTTTATTAAGTCGTTTAAATAATCGTTTGCTAAATCAGTACCATATAATACATTAAAATTAGGATTATTTTTATAGTAATCTAATGTTTTTTGTTTTGCGTTTTGTAATAATGGTAATAATTCGTTTAATTTTTGTTCTAATGTATCAAATCCTTCTAATCTAGATTTGATAAATGTTTTTAATTCTGGTTTATCTATGTTTAAAGAATCAATATAAGCGTCTACATCTAATTGTGCTTCGTTTACATTTTCTTTCCACATTTGTTTAACTTCAATTCCCTTTGCCTGTTTATTTAATGCTTTTTGGTTAACTAACTTATATTTAAAGTTTTTAACATAAATATTATTTGTTGTACCTTTAGAATTAGTATTTTTTTTATAAGCAGCATCGGTTCCTTCTTTTTTTACTTTTTCTGCTGTTTGTGGTCCTTCACCTGGGCTAAAAGCACCAGCTGATGCTCCACCTCCTGTGCCTGACTCTTCAGATATCTTTTTTAATGTATCTTTAATAATACGTTTTAAATTATCCATTTACTTTATGTAATTCTTCTAGTAATTCATAGTAATGAAGTAAATTAGTCATATCATCATTACTAATTTTGTCATTTTTTTCTAATGTAACTAAAATATTAGACACCTCATTAATTTTAATTTGAGTTGTCTTGTCTTTAACTTTTTTATTTAATTTAGTTAAGTCAGATTTAATTTCTGTTACTTTAGTATTGTAAAAATCTTTTAATTTAGATGGATTATCAACACTATTGATAAATTCTTTTAATACTGATTTTTGTCCTTCATTTAAATTAGCGTATTTAGAATTAAATTTTTCTAATAACGCTCTATAAGTTAACATACGAATATCTTTATCGTATGACTTAAATTCTTCCATTAATGTATCTTTAGCAACTGTTGTAAGTGGTGCTGAAGTTAAATGTTCTAATAGAATTAATTTATTTGAGATTACTTGATTAGCTTCTGGTTGGTTAATACCATCATACATTTCTAATAATGTATAGAACGCTGCTTGTGTTTTGTAATTAGGGAGTTTAGTTTTAAAAAATTCATCAACGTTATAATTTGCTTTAATTTCTTTAATTAAATTATATTTTTGACGACGTAATGCTGATCTGTTTAAATATTTACCACTTTCTAATAAAGTATTAATAATGATATCTGCTTTGCCTTCGCTTAGTCTAATGTTGTTTAACAACGTTTCATATAACTTATACTCTTTTCCTAACTCTGTTTTTACAAAGTGTTTTTTTAGAATAGTTGCCGCTTTTGAGTCTACGCCTGACAATGTATCAGACGTGATTTGTCTAACTAAAAGCTCAAATAAAATGCCAGTATTCTTGTATTTTGAATGTTTAACAATCATTCCTAAAGTGTTTTATTATAAATATATAAGGATTATTATTCTCTAATTTGGGATTCATCTAATAGCGAATCTCCTGGTTTTTCTTGACTAAGACATAATTTTTTGTCAACTTGTTCAAACAAACGTTTATTTCTTGCAAAAGCTGATTTAGCACTTTCTAAAGCAAATGGTTTAGCTGTTGATTTACCATATCCTGATTGGTCATCAGATTTCATATCTTTAACACCTAATCTATCGCGACCTAATGCGTTATCCTGTGTATTAATATTAGATACTCTTTCTTTTGGACGACCTAATTGTGTATCATTGTCATATCCTGGTGGCAATTCACCTTCTGGTCCGCCGTTTTTGCTATATAAACTAGCTAAATCATGTGGTGTACCATAAGATTTACCTGTTTCTACTGGGTCATTACCTTCTTCTCTAATTTGTGCAATTCTAAATTCACGTTTTGCATCTTCAATCATCATATCTCTATATTCATCATATGAATCTTCAGAGAATCTGAATACATTGTCATAAACCCAATCAGTAGGCATTAATTTAGTTTCAATGATGTTTTTAGCTAAATCAACTTTTTCCTTCATTAACATGATACGTTCTTGATCGTATATAATAGACGGTGTAGTTAATGATAACTCAAAGTTAGTTAATTCATCGTTAGTATAACCTTGAACATATAAATGTACTAATGCAATTTTATATAATTCAGATAATGTAATACGTTGAATACGATCGATTGTACGAGCAAAACGAATATCTTCTGCTGCTAATGTTGCTTTACCTTGTAAGTCTTTATCGTAACCTAAAAATGCTTTAGGTACCTTTAATGCTGCGAATAACTTATCTCTTAAATATGCAACGTCTTGAATACCATCGTAATCTAAACCTTTAGTATTTTCAATACGTGTCGCCTGATCATTACCTCTTACTGGAATATAAAAATCTTCTAGTAAGTTTTGCATATTATATTTAACATTATATTCACCTGTCTTTTGATCCATTAATGGAGTACGTTTCATTGAACTAATAGTTTTCTGCATAAATGCTTCAACTTCATTAGGCGGGATAGAACCAACATTAATAAAGAAAGTACGTTTTTCTGGTGAACGAACTACACGATGGATTAACATTGCATCTTCCATTAATGCGTATTGTTTATATAAACGACGAGCTGGTTCTAGATAAGATCTACCATATGGTAAATAGTTAACATCTGTGATTAATCTAAAGTGAGCTACCTCATAGTTTTCAAAGAAAATACCTGGTTCATTTTGACGACCTAAATTAGGTGTGTTGTAATAACCATCACCTGATAAAAATCCTTCAGGTCTGAATTGGAAACGAACAGATGCTGGTTTGTCTTTGTCATAATTTTCTTGTCTTTCAATATGATATGCTGTGTATGGAATAACATTATATACACCAAATTTTTCAGCAATTTCTAATCTTAAGAAAAAGTCACCATATTTGCACATTTGACGAATCCAAGACCATAAATTAAATTCAATGTTTAATACATCATAAAATAAGTTATATAAAATTCTTTGAATGTTTTCGTCTGATGAACGAATAGATAATACTTCACCCATATCATCTTTTAATGTAGATTCATCAGCTACAATATCTAATGCTGAACCAACAATTGCATCCTGATCCATGATATCATAGTCTGAATATAATTGGGTACGTAAGTATTGGTAATTTAAATTTAATTGAGCTCCATAAAGTGAAGATGCATTAGTTGAATAGATTCTATTATATCTATCCATTAATGAGTTAGTAGCGATATCACCAGTTTGTTGTATGGTGTTAACGTCCATTACTTTTAATTGATCACCACCCTGATTTCTCATCACTACATCAGTAGAGAATAGTCGTTGTAATCGTGAAAATAAGCCTTTGTCTGCCATTTTATTATATGTTATTAATTATAAATATTATCGTATTAACCAACTAATGTCTTCATTTCCACCCATACCATTTTCTATACTATATGGGTTAGGAACATTAGAACCATAAGCACCTGTAAATCCTGTTCTGTTAACAGACATATTACTTAATGTTGCTCTAGACATTTCTAGGTTTTGTGATTTAAATCTTAATGATGTATCTCTTAAATACATTCCAATTGCAAAACTCATAATTAAGTCATCATTGTATCCTGATTGTGCTTCAGGACGACCATTTTTCCAAATGAATACTTTCATTTCTTCTAGTAAACGTTTAGATTGAATAACAACACTTTTATCACCTATATACTCTCTAAATTTATTAACTATTAAAGGACGAGTTTTCAGTGATGTTGTAAAACCAGGTACTAATTTTGAATTATCCATATATTGGTCAAAATAAGCATCAGCATTATTTCCAGCATCACTTTTAGGCGAAAAATATAAATTCTTATATCCACGTTCTTGAACTGCGTCTAATGTTGACCAACCAATATTAGCATTTTCTACTACTAATAAAGCTTGATTGTATTCTGTAGCTAAGCCAACTAAGAAAAATCCAAATTCTTTAGGTGGTAATTGACCTTTATATTCTGCTACTTGTGTATTTGATTCAACATGTATAACATGAGCTGCGGAAAAATCCTTGCCGTCACCCCGTGCTACATCGGCTATAACCATATATGATTGAGTGTAGTCCGCCGGTTCCCATATCCATAAGTTACGGTCAACTCCGCGGCGTTCTAGCGGTTCTTTTATTGTAGTTTGAGATATAAATTCAATCCATTCTGAATAAAATACTGTATCTCCTGAAGTACTAAAATCACAATCACACTCTTGAGATGCTAATCTAGGATCACCTAATAATTCGTCTTGTTTTTTTCTCCATGCTTCATTTCTTTCAGGATGGACAAACCAAGGTAATTTAATAGGTAAGAAATCGTTTTGTTGTGCTTCAGCCTTAACCCATGTTTGATGGAACCAATTACCTGTACCATAAGGAGTAGATAATACAATAGCACCACCACCTGTAGCTAAGGTTTGTTGAGCAGAAGCCCAAATTGTGTCAATACCTTCAATAAATGCGGCCTCGTCAATTAGTAGCAAAGATACAGCTTCAGATCTACCTGCATCACCAGCAGCTGATACTGCTTTAATTTGAGATCCGTTATTTAATCGTAATGTAAGTTTATTATTTTCATCCGCTGTTACTTTCAACCATGATGGTAAATTTTCATACATAAATTTTACCTTAGTTACCATGTTTTTAGCGGTTTCTTGCTTTGTAGCAATACAAAGTACGTTTTTATCTTTATGGAATAACATTAACCATAAAGAATAACCAGCAGATAGTGTTGAAATACCTAATTGTCTTGATTTAAGTACTATACTGTATGGATTGTCTTTCCATAAATTTAATACTTTATCCTGGAATGGATATAGATTAAACATGATTCTTCCTCTTTGAGGATGTTGGATATAACAGTATTTCTTCATAAAATGAGCCGGATCAGAGGCACATTTTACATATTCCTGTCTTATAACTTCACGTAAGTCTTGACTCATATAACTAGTAAAATACCAACAAAAGCAATAGAACTAACTATAAACTTTAATTTGAATTTTTTTATTTGGTTTTGATAATTAGTAATAATATTATCTTTATATTCTAACTGTTTTTGACGATCTGTATCAATTTTTTTATATAATGAAATTGATGTGTCTTGATTTTTTATAATAGAATCTTGATTATTTGTAATTGTAACTAAAATATTAACTGAATCTCTAACTACTGTGATTTGATTTTTAAGATAATCACGTTCATTTTTTACAATTAAAGCGTTTTTTAATGTTTTAGCAGGAACTGTAACTAAATCCTCAGTTGAAAGCGTTTGTGAACTCACTAACAAGGGCATCATTAGACAAGTTATTAATACGATTATGTTCTTCATTGTATTTAGTTTTATATAAATCGGCTTTATATTTTAAACCCGATAATTTGGTTTTATTTTCAATTACTTGTTTTTTATAAACAGTAGCAACTGAATCTAATTGGGCAATTTTAATTTTAGTAGAGTCAATATTTGCTTGTAGTGAATCTATTTTATTATTTAATGCTTCGTTTTCTTTAGCCAAACGGAAATTAGGATTAATGTTAAGAATATTTACAATTAATAACACTAATCCTATGTATCCTAAAAATTTAAGAATTTCTTTATACAACATCAAATGTATTTATTAAAGCTTCTACTTCTTTCTTTTCGTTGTTTTTTTCTTTTAATTTAGCTGCTAAATTTGATTTTTCGTCACCTTTAGCCTCTTTATATTTATCAAGTAATGCTTGAATTTCTGCTTCTATTTTAATTTTCTTTTTTAAGTTTATATCTAATTCAGAAGTACGTTTAGTTAATTTATTAGCTTTTTGAGTTGCTTGTTTATCAATAGCTGTTTCATCTGGTGCTGAATCTTCGTCGCTTACTTTATAGTAGTTGTCTGCTTCTTCTTCACCTGTCTCCATATCTTTTTCTATCGCTTTAACTGTTTTTTCTATTTTTTCTTTAGATGGTTTAACAGCTGCTGCTTTTGGAGCAGCTCCACCCATTGATACTATACCTTTATCTTTTAACATAAGCATAAAGTCTCTAAAGGCACGAGTATTAAAACTAGCTGAATCAGGTAAACCTAAATCATTAGCTACAGTTTTCATAGATGGTATTACTTCTTTATCTAAAAGATAGTTTAATACTTTTTTTGTATTACCTTCTTTAGCTTTATCAATTATATCTTTTAACTCTTGAGCTTTATCTACATTTAAATTATAAGATACAGCCATTTCATTTAAATTATTTTCTTCATTAAGCAATAATTGTTTTAATTCAGCTGTAGTTGTTAATTTTTTCTTTACAAGATATTTAAGTAACTCTTTTAAAGAGTATTTAAGATCTTTATCTTGTAACCATCCTCTTTTAGTAGCATAATAATCATAAACATCTTTAACTGAATTTAATTTTTTAATATCCTCAATAAATTCATCTGGGTTTGGAGATACTTCTGATTCAAACTCGTATACTGCTTGTTGTAATAGGGTTAAATTATTATCTTCTTCTAATGGTGTAATTTTTGTTATATTAGGATTTTCCTGTCTAAATTTATTAGCATCTGCTAAATCTTTAAATGAAGTTACTGTTTCTTTACCTGATTTGCCTTGTATTCTAACTCCTATATTTTCTGACAATGTAGAAATAATTTCTTCACGTATAAAAGATTTAAATTCTTTGATTTTCATGTTATATTTTTCTGATAAATATTATGAAAATATTGTCTCTTTAACTTTTTTAACACGTTCTTCATTAGTTCCGCTAATTTCTACAAAATTTTTCATACGATGTGAATATCTATCAGCAATTCTTTGAATAAAGAAATCAATTGTTTTTCTAAACTCATTATCAGTTTCACGTACTCCGTTATTTTCCATAACTGTTCCAATAGGATTTACATAAAATATATAATCATATTGACTAACAAACAATTTAGCATAATCTTCAAACGCTTCTTTATCTAAAACATTAATAGATTTAGCACATTTAGCAAATGCTATAACATCAATAACTGTTCTATCAGTAATTAATTTAGGACGCATTAATTCACTAACACGTTCCGCTAAAAATATAGTTTGACCATTTAAAGTACTATCAGTATTTAATGGAATACCTAAATCCTTTAAATATTTACTACGTTCAGTTGTAACATAGTAGTCTTTAAATTCAGGTAATTCACCTAATGATTTTACTAATGTTGTTTTACCAACACTCATTGTTCCACAAAAACCTATTTTCATATATTATAATGTATGTAAAATCTCTAATGAGACCAAGTTGTAATTAATTTGTTTAAACTCTAGAACCAGCTGCATTGCCAGTTGATGATTTGAACCATGGTAAACCTTCACGTTGTTTACAATGTTCTTTAAATAACTTTTCAGTATATTTAATACCATATAGATAATACTCACGTTTTTTTCTTTCACCTTGAGGTATTAATGCTGGTCCATCCCAGTTATGGTACTTACCTTCCCAAACATATGCGATTGTTCCGTCTGCTTTTGTTAATTTTTTAGTTGGTTCAAATTTTTTATTTTCCATATAATTAAATATAACATCCAATTAGTAGGAGGCCAAACTTATACTGCAAAACTTTCACCACATCCACATGTTCGTGTTGCATTTGGATTATTGAATTGAAATCCTTTACCATTTAACCCATCTGAAAAATCAAGTTCAGTACCCGCTAGATATAGGAATGATTTCATATCTAACACTAATTTTTCTCCGTTATCTTCAAATTCCTGGTCACCTGATTTAATAGTATTGTCAAAGTCTAATTTATAAGATAAGCCAGAACAACCTCCTCCTTGTACTGATACACGGAGGAAGTATGTTTCATCAAAATTAGATTCTAATTTGATTGCTTTTATTCTGTCTCTAGCTTTATCTGTTATTAACATTATATAAACATTAATCTTCAGTTTCTTTATTTTCTTTACCTTTATCGGCTGTATGGAATTGATATCCAAATACAATCAACACAATATTTTTTATTAATTCAAATAACCCATTACTCATTTCCGGAGTTAATAAAGGTGTTTTAAATGACACTAACTTATCAACTAAAAATAAACCTAAAAATGCTGTTAACATTAAAGCAACAAATCTAGTTAACCATTCTTTTTGTGATAAATGTCCGCTAATTTTATAATTAACAAACCAAATTAATCCACCAACAAACACTAGTGATAAAGTAACACCAAATATCATTGGTAGAAGTCCTGCGGTATATAAATCCATATTAGTTATTATTGTATAATTTTAAGGTTCCACTACCTATTTCATAATTAGATAGTTCATATAATACATATGATTGATTTTCAATCCAATCTCCTGTATTGATATACCTAATATTATCTATAGTTTTGTCTGCTGGTGTGTGAATATGTCCACAAATAACAGTATGGCAATTGCGTTTTTTAGCTTGTCTAATCATTTCATGCTCATAATCAACCATAAATGAAACAGCAGCTTTAACATTGTCTTTTAAATACTTAGATAAACTTGTTTTCTTATTAATTTTCTTTAATAGTCTATCAATAACAATAGCAGCATCATAACCAATTGAACCTAACATACCTAACCAATGCATTTTAATAATACCATCGTATTTATCTCCATGACAAAACCAAATACCACCTTCAATAAATTCGTCTACTATTTTAATATTACCTAATTGCATAGGTGTGTATTTTCTTAAGAATTCATCATGGTTACCTGATATCCAAATAATTTCTTTTTCTTTAGATATTTTAAACAACTTACGTATTACTTTGTTATGTTCCGCGCTAAACTTCTTATAACGCTGGAATAACCACCCATCAATAATATCGCCTACTAATATTAAGCGGTCGTATTCTACAGTTTTAAGTAGGTTTATGATGGCTTTAGTATTACAGCCTTTAGAACCTATATGTAGGTCAGACATTACTAATGTTTTCATATTATTTTAATAATGATTCGGCAACATAAATACCATGTGCACCACTAACTGTTATACCTCTTGCACTTAATGCGTCTCCAACAAAATGTACATTTGGATATTTAGTTAATGATAAATTAGTATAGTTAACTAATGGTTCTGGTGATAAATATTTTACTTCTGGTATGTAAATTCCCCAATCATCACCTAATGTTGGAAATACTTTTTTCATATCCTCAATAAAATCTTCAATGTATTGGAAATATCCTTGAAATTCTTGTTTTATATCTTTTAATCCAATCTCATCAACTTGGGCTGTATTAATAAGAGTTCCTTCAGATGTGGTTGATGGATTACGAGTACCATTAGGTGAATAATATAAACCGGTATTGTTAGGTTTAATTTGTAATTTATTTACTAATTCTCTACACCATTTAAATGGATCTTCAATATCCTTAATTTCCATAATGATACCAAAATTAGTCATTCTATTTAAATATTTAGGATCTTTTTTAGCGTGACCATTGTAAGTAACATCACCATATGTTTCTTCTACAGCTACATAAGCCGCATTATTATTTGTACAAAATGAACGTAATGAAACACCATTATCAAATTTACGATACAATTTAAAATCGTAACTAATATCAATTAATTTCTGAAAGTGTTCTTGTGGGGCTTCAAATCGAACTCCAATTTGTACTGATTTAGGCTCGTCTGGTAGTTCATATTGATTAGCTAATTGTTGAGCGAAATCAATACCTGATTTACCTACAGCAAATATAAGTTCATTATAGTATTTATGTTTGGTTTCTTTAGCAGCTTCATTATTCCAATAATATGAAACTAAATTATTTTCGAAATCAATTTGTTCTACTTTATGTTCCCAAATAAATTTAACACCTTTAGACACTAAATAATTGTACCAATTTTTAGCAATTTCAGATAGGTAATCTGTACCAACGTGCCATACCGGAAATAAACGTAAACCGAAATGTGGTTTAATAAAATCTGGTTCAGCAATTGGATTTGAGCATTGTACTTCTTCAGGTTTAGGGTGGAAACGTTTAAAGTTAGTAATAACTTGATCCATTAATTCCATTGCTTTTTCCTCGCCTGTATATTTAGCTAATTGGCCACCAATAGCTGTATGATATGTTAATTTACCATCACTCCATCCACCAGCGCCTAACATTCCTGTCATTACCTCTTCAGGTAAGCGGTTATATGGGTCTTTACCCATATCAATAATAGTAATTAAACTACCATCATATCCATTATCTACTAATTTAGTTACAGCATTAATGCCTGCTACTCCAGCTCCAACGATTACAATTTTCTTCATATATTTTAATATAATTAATTTTTAACTAAAGGCCAAACTAAGGTGGCCCACCTTTTTTAGGGTGGGCCACAGCTCCATAATATTTTATAAAATTGACAGGCTATGAATCTGTCTGTATGTTAGTTATTTAATTTACGATAAGATTTTAAAGCTTTATTTACTATTGAATTAATTGATTCCGCTAATACAAGTTTAAATTCATCTCCTTGAGATTCTATTTTGTATTCATTTCCACCAATATCATATGTTTCTCCTGGTTTAAAGTCTTGTCCATCCATTGATCCTTGGCCTAATGCTTCTAGATCATCTATTATATCACTATCATCATAATTAATAATTTGATTCATTTCAGCTCCATTATGAAAATATTGCCTTCCTTCATTTAATGGTTCTTCTGGGAAGTATTTTTCCATGTATTTTTTATACTCTTCTTTATTATAATCAAAATCAGCTAAGCTAGGTTTTGGTTTATAATCTTGTTCATTTCCACCACGATCATCTGTCTCATTTCCCCAATTATCCATGTTTTCTTTAATTCCACTAGGAATAATTATTGCAAATTTTCCATTCCATTCTGATGCTTTTGGAATATCAGGATTACCAGGAAACGCGGTTAATAATGAGTAACATTTACCTTCTTCAATTTTTTTAGCTATTTCAGTGTCTGTTTTAATATCATCAGGTAAGAACTGAGGGTTAGATTTTCTAATAATTAATGATATTCTATTAGATGAAAAATCAGATAAAGGTTGTGATGTTGTAATTGAAGAAACTTTTACTTTATTAGGACCTTCTTGTTTTTCTACTTCATCTTCTTTAGCGTCTTTTAATGCTTTAGCTTTATCCATAGGTAAAACTAGATCATATCCTATACTTGATTTATTTAATTCATAGGCCCCACCGTCTCCTGATACTTTAGGAGCTACTTCTTTAACCATATTTATTATTTCATCCTCAGTAACACCAGTTTTAAATACTGAACCCATACCTGGTTTATTATGCTCCATAATATGTTTTTTAGCATAATCTGATACTAAAATAATAACACCATCTTTTCCTGATATCTGGTCAGTTACTTCAGTTAATAATACTTTTCTATATTGATTTTCCGTAATAATTCCTGCCAATTTTTGCATTCTAAGGAATTGTTCGTTTAATAGTTGTTTCATATGTTTAATTATTATACTTCAGCTGTTAATCTAGTGTAAAGATAGTAAAATACGTCTTTTGGTTCAAAATCATTATCTGTTAATGTAGTCATTATATTAGTAGCGGATTGAATAAAGTTATCATAGTCATTTTCATTAACTAAACTATCCATCATTCCATATGCTTCATTACTAACTGAATATTGATTATTAAATATATCATCTTCATTAATTTGGTTTTCATTAATTACACCTGCTATTTTTTGCATGCGGATAAATTGTTCGTTTAATGTTGGTTTCATTTTTTATATATCTTTAATTTTAAATTTCCTGTTCCTTTAATGGCTCTATGCCATTCGTGTCTTGGTATAAATATGGGCTGATTTATAGAAGTTGGCAATTGGTTTTCAAGTTGTAATTGCCAATCTGTTTTACCTATTACTTCAACTGTTCTATCTTCATCATCACGATGCCACATTAGTTCAATTGGGTCTATATTTTCATTAAATTCACGAATAATATATTCATCTGTAACTTCTATGTCAGTGTATGGTCTCATTTAATTATATATTTTTATTTATTAATATATATAATTTATATTCATCATCTCCCCAACCGCCGCCTAAAGATTCAACTTTAGTCACATATGGTAATTGTTTCATCATTTTTTCAGCTAGATTTTGATATATTCTATCTCGTTTACTGTTTCTACTTGTTTCTTCATCCGCCTCATTAGCCGGATGACATTCTAATGTAAATTCACCATAGCCTTTAAAGTCAATTGCAATAAATTTTTTTAAAATATCAGCAACAGTATTTAATACTGCTATGCCGTCTCCTGATTCCGTTTGAGCCCATGGATTTCCTTTATTTAAACCAAAACTAACATCTAATATTAAATTATCATTAGTTATATCTTCAGGTTTAGCTTTAGAATTTACTAAAGATATCCAGTAATCTTCATATGAATTATCTATAGAAACAAAAATATTGTTTCCTTTTTTATTTATAAAATTATAACGTACACCATCACTTGTTTTTTTAGGACCTGTGAATGAATAACTTTCTGTTAATAAATTAATAAGTTTGATCATTATCCTTTACGTTCTTGCCAGTCATAAGATATAACATCTTTAACTATAGGACCTCCTTTAGCCCATGTTCTACAAGTACGAGCTGAGTGACATTTAAAACTATGCATCCAACAGTATCCTAATCTACCATCATCATCTGATAGTGGGCCAGGCATACAGTCTTCCATTCTTGGAGAAATATCAAAAGCCGCACAATTACCACATAAAGATTGTTCAGCTGCTTCAACTGTTGTGTCCCAATGTTCTGCTAATTCATCCCAAAAGTCTCCAGGTTCATCAACATTTAATGGACCATATTTAATATAATCTGCTTTAATAGCTGAGTCTCTATTTTTAGTATTAAGTTCTAAATTTTGAGTAGGTAAAGGACAAGCCATAGCAGCCTCATATAATTTACCTTCAGCTAAATACTTTCTTAAATCAAAGTTACTCATTTTATTTATTTTTCTCTAATTAACAATTCACCTAATACTTCTAAACGACCAACTTCACGTTGGAATTCATTTTGAGTCATATCTAATGATATTTTTTTATAGGTTTCATCAAATTCTTTTTTAGCTGCTTCTTTATCAAATTTACCTTTTATAGCTTTTTTATAGTAAGATGGTTTTACATTAAAGTGAGTGTAAGTTAATAAAGCATCGCCGCCTTTTTCTTTAGCATTTGCTATGATTTTTTCAGCGCCTGCTAAACGATTTTTAGCAAATGTTTCAAAACTTTCTTTAGCTTCAGTTAATAATTGAATAAGATTAATCATTTTTTTATTTTTTTAAATGGAGCATATCCTGAACCATATGGAGCTGATTTGCCAGATTGAGGATCTGGAGTTTCTTTTAATTGAGAAATCTTTATAATTTTTACATTTATATTTTTATTAGATGCTAAACCAGCGTATAATCTAGTTCTTCCACCAATAACATATAATACTCCTTTAATTTCAATTAACACAGGAGATTCATAATTTCCTTTTACTACTTGGTCATATAAGTTTCCAATATCGTATCCTCTTTGTCTATTATCATCTTTTTTATCTCTCTTAGCCATTAAATCTATATATCCTTGTTTTGGATCTTTAGACTTACTTATGTTAACTATATCATTTATAAGAGATTCTTGTCCTGGTTTATGATTAAAATTTTTAAGTTTTAATATTTGAGACGGTGAAATATTAGTTATTGGTGTTTTTTCAATAATAGGTGTTAGTTTACTAACCGATTCTTCATCATACTTATATCCTGCATCTTTTACTATTTTAGATATATTAGGATCTTTTTGCCCTACTAACTCCCATGCTTCATCTGAAGCACCTTCAGTTATTTCTGGTTTAAATCCTTCTTTTTCAAGTCCATCACGAAACCATTGTGGTAAACTATTAAATTTAGCTTTTAAAGATGATTTACCTCCATTAGCTTCTTCAGGAAACCAATCTGGAAACAGTGTATAATACCCACCTATTTTTTTATATTCTGAAGATATTTGAGATTCAGGTGTAATTTTTAATGGTTCAGATACTCCTGGAAATTGGTTAGCTGTAAAATCAATGCCAAATCCATCTACAATAGAAAATATATGTGAATCACCATCACCTGATTTACCTGGAAATTTTTTAATATCTTTAGGTGGAGCTAATAATAAAGCGTCAGGTTCAAATCCTTTATTTTTCTTTACCCACTTTATAAATTCAAAAGTTGAACGTTTACAATCATGAGATTTATTATAACTGTTAGATTTTATAAATTCATTAGCAATATTAACAATTTCTTGTTTATTTAATGCTTCTTTTAATAAATTAATTAACTTAATCATTATGATATAGTCCAAGTTTTAGCATCACGTGCTTTTTCTTTTAATTTAAATGTAACTACACCACGAATTGATTTAATATCTTTTTCTACTTTAGTTACAATAGTAGCTGTATCATTTAATCCTTTAGGGAATGGTGATGGATCAATTTTAATATCTAAATAAGCATATTCATATTGTGATGATGGATTACCTGATTGATATTCTCTATTATTAACAATAGTTACGCCTAACACAGCTCTAACATCAGATAAAATGTATTTCATTTTAGCAACTTTAGGATTGATAACAATTACACCACCAATAGCTAATACTTTTTTTGATGATGAATATTCTTCTTTAATTGCTTTTTTAATTTCTGATAGTTTCATAATTGTAAGTATTACCAAAAACCGGTAAATGTAGTTTTAAATCCTAATAAGTTAGCATAACGAGGTAATCTACATGACCAGTAACGTGCTGTTGTTTTATCTTTAGCTTGTGGGCAATTCATTCTGTCTGAAAATGCTTTACGTGCTTTAGGATTGTTTAGTTTTGCTCTTAAAGCTCCACCAGCCATGCCAAATGATATTTTTTTAACTTTATCACCGTCTTTAACATAAACGTAGAATTTTTTAGATCCACCACGTTTTGGTTTACCTAATGCTACTTCTTTACCTTGGTATTTAGCTTCAGTTATTATTTCCATTAATGGTAAATCTAAAGGTACAAATTCACCTTCATATTTTGCCCATCTACCAATATCTGTTCGTTCAAATATTTTTTTATCTGTACCTTGTAATTCAATAATACCTTTAGACCATAACATTCTCGCTTCAGTCAATAATTTTTGATGAGCGAAACTGCCTGGGCGGTATATATTCTCAGTAAGCTGTATTTTACTGTCTATATGGTAACGCATCGCCTCAGATATCGCCATATTGTACTGCTTAGACTCTACGAGTAAAGGCGGTGTATTGCAGTGTTTGCATGAATCGGTTACTTTGTAATTTTGCAAAGTTTCTGAGATAAGTTGTTTTAATTTATTCATGATTATAAATATGTTAAGCTAAATAACATCTAGGATTAATATCTGATGCTAGTTGGAATACTAGTATACCATTTTCTATTGCTTCTTTAAATTTATTAAAACTTTCAATACAAATATAATTATTTTGATCATTTATAAATAATAACTCTTTATTTTTTAAATAACCTTCAGCTAATGCCAATCCTATAGAATCATTTAAAGATTTAGGAGTTGATATATCTACGTTAATTTTTAACCCTGGATATAATTCTGTTAATATATCTTCTATTTCAGTTTTATCTGCTCCAGTTTGTTGAACTAATTTTATCCAAGGTGTTCCTGGTTTAAGGTCAATATTATATTCTTCAATAAATTTTTTAGATTTATCTCCTTTAAAAAGATCTACTTTTTTTGCTCTGCTAATATAATTAGCGGATGCTATAATAGATTTACCTCTTTTTACTTCTAATACATGACCATCTATACCTATATCACCGCTTGTATCTTCACTATCTTTGCCTGATTTATATTTTACTGCGTCTTTTAAAAATGTAATTAATGCTAATTCGCCTTTACCAAAAGTAACATTGTTTATTGCTCCAGGCATATCAATTATTTTATCTTTAAATGTATCTGAAAGAGGAATTGGAGAAAATAATTTTAAAAGATTATTATTATTTAATAAATCAGAATGATTAACTGTTGGTTTAGACATATAGGTTGATAATTCATCTAATTGATTTGCTTTGTCAGCGTAAAATATAATTTGATCTGCTACATTGCCTGTTATATTTTTTTTATTAAGTTCCTTTGTTATATTTTCTTCTAACTTTTCGTCTTCTTTATCTTCTTTGCTGTTTATTTTATTTAAAAAATTAACTACTTTCTTTTTAGATTCATCATCAGATAAAGATGTTAAAAGATTTAAAATTTCATCATCATAATTTTTTTCTTCTTCTTTTAAACTAATACCTAAATTATTTAATAATGATTCCATTAATAAAATATCCTGTTCATTCTTCATGTCAGGATATCCTTTAGGAAATTTATAAGAATATTGTTTTAAAAACTTATCGATTGGATCCATTATTTTGTTTTAAATTGCTTTAAATTATTATTTAAATTGTTTTAAATTATTAAATGCATTTCGTAATTGTTCATCATTAGCGTTTAATAAAGCAATAAAAGTATTCGCTAATATTGTGTTAGCAGCTGTATTTAACATTTTTTTATTTTTTACTAAACTAATAGTATTATTAAAGTTTGAACGATTAAAATCTTTAATTTTTAAATCGTCCCATACATCTGTTTTAATTTGACCTTGAAGTTTTGGACTGTCAATAGTGATTTCTAAAATTTGTTCTTTTATTAATGTTTTAAGTTCTGACTTTTTCATAATATTTTCTTGTATTCCGGTTATTGTTCTACCTGCGTATGTATTTTTAAGATAATCTACTAGTTTAGCATTCATATTAAAATCATCTTCTAAAGATTTTGTATCTGGCTCAGATTCAATAGCTTTAGTTATTAATTGTATAAATCCATTTTCAACAGTATCATCAATTATAGCACTTGTTTCATCATCTACTTGTAATTTATCTAACCAAGTTTTTGTTTTTTTAGTATCTGGGGCTTTAACAAATGCTCTAATAAAGTCAACTGCTGATTTTGCTGTCCCTATACCCGGTATTATTGTTTTAGCAGCATCTATAGCTGCTTCTATTCCTACATCTAATGCTTTAGAGCCAACACTTCCTGTTTTCTTGGTTAGCTGTATATTTCTAATAGCTTTTTTTAAATCACCGTATGTTTCTAAATTAGCCATAGTTTATTATGCTTCTGCTGGAACCGATGCTTCTGCTGGGCCTGGTTCTGTAGCTGCTTCATCACCTGAATCTTTAAATGATGCGTTTGCATCTTTTGAAGCACCATATGATAATAATCTAGCTATAGACTCTGTAGCCCGCCCTTCGTCTTTTATATCATTTAACCAATATTTTTTACCTTCTGATTTACAAATCCATGTGATGTCATCGTATAGTAAGTAAAAGAATTGATTGTTTGCTAATAATATTTTAAATGTTGTTGGTTTAGGTGCTATCCATTGTATCTCACTAACAAAATCTTTATATTGAGTTGTTAATAATTGAATGATAGAATCACGTAATGTAGGGAATTTAGCTAAAATAGGAAACTTATCCAAATCTAAAGAAATATCTGTTTTAGGAACATCTAAATCTATTTTAGATTGGGCTTTGTAAACTTGCTTTACAATAGCGCGTATTCTATTTTTAAAGTCTTCTTTTACCATTAGTTTTTATTTTCTTTGTTCCAGTCTGATAAACTCATCATACCTACTTCAGTATCATAATCATCATAATAATTATTTTTTACTCGTTGGCCTATTTTTTGAGCTTCAGCTTTTGAATTTAAAGTATGTCTTAATTTTTTACCGGTTTTATCTACATTGATCCATACTACCCACTTTTCACCTTCTGTGGCTTCTTCTTTAACCATTGGTTTTTTAAGTTTAGCCATTATCTTTTCAGCTAATGTTGAGTTTGTTGAAGATTTAACTTCATCCATGTTCTGTGCATTTACAGCATTGAAAACTGCTTGACTATATTTTGACACTACTTCTTTTTCCGATTTTCCAGCATCAATCATTTTTTTAGCTGCTGCAATATCCTGTTTAAATTGTGTTGGTTTAGATGATTTAACTCTATATTCTTCTTGTGCATCAGTAGCCTCATCCATTGGTTCATCCATTACTGGGATAATATCTTCGTAATCCTGCATTGATAATGTTTCTTTACTTTTATTAATTTCAATAGCTTTTTCAGCTACATCATGTAAATCCATATCTGCTTTAGCGTCTTCACGAGCAAATTCTAACATACGAATAAATAAAGGTACATCCATAGTAACTGTATCTACTGCATCTTTAGCTTCTGCTTCTTCTTCATTTACTCCTTCGTTTACTAAACCAGCTTTAAGAACCTGCATAATAGCAAAGTAAGCATCATCAACACCGTAACCATAATCTTGAGCTACTTCTCTAATAAAGTCTTCTACTTTTTGTACTAATTCAAGATTAACATTTTCTTTTGATGCGAAAAATTTAGATTCTTCTTGAATCATAGCATCTAAAGCTGGTTGTTTTTCTTCAAATTCTAAATAATGTTTAGCTTTGTCCATATAATCAGCAGCTAAATGAATTTTTTCTTGCCACCAATCAGGAAAATCAACTTCTTGATCCATTTGATCATACTTGTCTAGCATTTTATATAAACCAGCAGCGTATTGTGCTATACGATAAACAGATGCTTTTAACATATCTGGTTCATCATCTTGATGACCTAAATCAATGTCTTCGTTTTTAAATTTAACTCCTCTGCCTATTAGAATATCTTTTCGAGTCACTTCATTATCACCACTTAAGTCAGGGAATTCACCACCTACGGGACCCATAAGAGTCTTCTTAATCATTTCACGTACTTTATCTTTATTCATGTTTTCTACTGTTTTTTTAGCTATATTAGTAGCACGTCCATACATTACTTTTTCAGCAATATTACCATAACGTTTTACTAACGATGATTTTTTTGTTTTAAGTTGTTTAATAACCTGATCACGTTTTTCTAATTCCTTAGGAGTTAATAGTCTTTCAGTGATGCTTTGTTTCATTATCTTAAAATTCTTTTTAACATTGGAAACATATTTTCATTAATTTGATCTAATTTACCTTTAGCTTTTTTAGCTTCAGCTATGTTAGGATAACTATCATCATAAACATCCATACTGTCATCATAATTATCATCATTATCATCACCTGGATTGTCTCCAGCATCATACTGATTTAAGAAATCTTCTAATTTCATTTCTGGATTTTTCTGTATTGCTGTAAACATATCATTTATTATGTCTTCATTGTCCATGTTTGATAAAATATCATATATAGCATTAGCACTATCATCATTTATAGCTTCATTAATTGGAGCTGTATCTAAGATATGAGCTTTAGTAAAATAAGTAATTGTATTAGCAATTTGAGTGATTAATTTTTCATCACCTAATGCTTTTGCTTCAGCATATGCCGCTTGTAAGTTAGCTTGAATACCTGATACTTCAGCTGATTCACCAGCCATCATATCTGATTCAGGAGCATCAACTACTTCAGTATCATCTACTGTTACATCTTCAACTTCTTCTTTATCTTTTTTAGCTTCATTAAGGTTAATTAATTTAGCTATTTCATCTTTACCTAATAGATCTTCTAATTCTACACGTTGGTTAAGAGAAAGCTCGTCACCATTGTTAAATTTAGCTGAAGAAATATAACCAGTATCATATATATTACCTTCTACATCAATTGATCCAAGATCAACATCATTTATATCTAAAAGTTTGTAATTACCATCTTCTGCTTCAGCTATTTTTGATTCATTAAAATCGTAAGCATTACTAGTGTCATTGATATTAACATCTTCTGTAGAATCTTCATTTAATTCAGCTAAAATCATTTCTTTGATTTGCTCTTTAAGTTTAGATTTAGTCATCTTTTCTTTTTCAATTTTTTTACCAGCTGCTTTACCTTTTTCATATTCGTAAGCACCTTCACCTTCGCTCATTTGTGTATTATTTAATTTAGATAAATCATTTGGATTAATAACAACTATTAAATTATCAATTTCTTGACCATATCCTATTGGACTATCACCTACTTCATTTTTTACTCCAATAGAAGTTAAATAATTACTCATTTCATCTGCTAATTTATCTACTGTATTATTTAAAAATGATTTTTCTTTATCTTTTAAATAATCTCTATCACCAAAATCCATAGAATTTTCTATTTCTTTAAAATTATCACTGTTAGTAACAACTAAATAAAGTTCATTATCTACTTTATAGTATTCAACATTTTTAAATTTACCAAAACTTACTTTTGGATCTTTGTTTAATTGATTTTCTTTAATAATACCCGCTAATTTTTGCATGCGAGCTAATTGTTCATTTAATGTTGGTTTCATGTTTTATATAGTTATATATTATAAATATGTATTATTTGTTAAACTTAACTTTTGCTTTTTTTGTGTTAGGTACAAATTGTTTACCTTTTTTATCTCCCTCAATTTTTTTGCGTGTTGTTGCAGCACGTTCAGCTTTAGTTAAGCTTTTAGCTTTAGCTGATGGTAAACAACGTTGTGTTGCTTTACCTTTAGGCATTGTACCACAGTCACCTGCGATCTTACCTTGAGTATTTATACGGACCCATTTTTCTTTTTTAAACCAGTCGTATAATGATTCAGATACTAATTCTTTTAAGCGATTATTATCCATTATTTTTTCTTTTTCTTTTTCTTACCTGACATTAAGCCTTTACAAACTTTAATACCACGTCCTGATAAATAAGCTGAAGATTTTTCGCCAGCTGCAAGTCTACGTTGACGATATGCTTCGCCTTTAGGGCAAAGTTTTTCAGTTAATATTTCATTTAATATATTATCAATGCGCTCTTTTAAGTTATTTTGTTTAGGTTTAGGTTTAATAATATTATATATTTTATTAATAAGAACAAAATCATTTTTCGCAGATAATGAATTAAGATCTTTACCTTTTAATAAATTCTTAACATTACCTTGATTAGAAGGATTAATTAGTTTTGGAATTAATTTTAAGTTTTCACGCGCTACATCTTCAAAAGCGTCTTCTTTAATTATGCTCATGTTATTTGCTTAATAGATCATTAATTCTGTAGTGAAATTGTGAATAAAATTTATCATTATCTAATAAATCAGGATTATCCTTTAATATTTTGTACAGTTTTTCACTAACATCAAATTTAATTACAGGATTTAATATATCTTCTTCCATCATCTCATTATTTTCAACTAAACGACGGTTGTTAAAGTATTTATATGTATTAAAAGTACTCATTATTTTTTATTTTTTAAATAATTACTTAGTAGTGTACCTATAGCACCTACCTTCTGTCTTATAAATATCCATTCTTCTAGCGTTAATACATGACCTTGATTAACATAATCAATAACTAACACACCTATAAACTGGTCATGCAAATCATATATAGCAAGAGCGTAAAATGATTTAGTACCACATGTTTTATCTACTGGGAATAAATTTTGAGCTTTATCAATATCATAATGAGGTAATGTAATTTCACCTTCTTTATATAATGTAGAAAATGCTTTACTAAATAATGATGTGGGAATATTTTGGTATACTTCTTTAACAGATGCTACATCAATACCTACTTTTTCATATAATATTGAGAATTTTTGTAATGATTTACCTGTAGGATATAAATGCCCACCATTATGGAATTGTGATATCCATACACGATCACAATTTAATTGATCAAATAAATTATCAACTTGATGGTCGATTAATGCATTATGTTCAATAGCCTCAGCTAATGGGTCTTGCTTTTTTCTCTCTAATTTATTTTTAACCCATGTCATTGCTATTGGTCCTATTACCGCTGTTATAAATGCAACTATCACTGCCGTTATTATATCCATTACTTTTTTAAACTTTGTAGGTATTCTATTGTTTGTTCTTTATTCTTTAATAATTGTGCTTTATCTGAGCCATTCCATGATTCCACATCTCCTGCCTCTGTAATATAAGATTCCATTTTGGTATCTATTTTTTCATCAATCCAAATATTAAAATCTTTAATTATACTATCAATATCAGAATTTAATATATTTTTTTCATATTCAACCCATAATCCTTTTGCTTTTATTGTACCTTCAAATTCTATCTGGCAGTTAAAGCATCTGTTATATTGAATATAAAACTGTTTATCATAACGATGTTTCATTACTTGAGAACATTCAGGGCAAAATAATGGTAAATGGATTTGAGCTTTTGCTTTATCCAATTTTGTAACATTTTGTTTTATACCATTTTTAATGGTCCATTTACGACCATCTTCTTCCCATACATCTCCTTCATTATGAAACTCTTGTTGTTTGGTAAAACCAATACTAGTACTAGTTTTTTCACCATATTTACCTTGAACTAAATTACGAAGACGTTGTACATCTTTTTCTTTAAATTCTTTTTTTAAAACTGATTCTGACATTTATTATTTTATTAGACTTTTTATTTGTTCTCTAATGACTTCTTTTAATTCTTCTTTAGTCATTTTGATTTTCATGTATTCTGCTTTAGGATTATCAGGTATTTTTTCAATATTACCTAATTTAAATTGTTGCATAAAATATACTTTTGCTTCTTCAGAGTCTGGATCTATTTCATCATTTTTAGTTTCATCAATTGAAGGTGAAGACATTTTAGCAAAATCATTTGATCTAATGTATACTTGTACTGTACCATTTTTTAAATCATTTATATCATGATCCTCAATATTGTATTTTGTTGATAATTTATCAACAATCTTATTACCTTTTTCTAATGCTAATTTAGCACCTTTTTCGCTTTCTTGACCTGACATAGTCTTAGAACCTAAAGCAGTTGAAAATCCAGGACCAGATGGATATTCGATATTGATTAAAAAGACGTTTGGGTCGTTTTTATCTTTACGACTTGTAATTTTTAAATTTTCTTTATTTACCATTGCTTCATCTACTGCTTCCTTATCAGCTACTGAATAATCAATTTTAGCATTTTTCATTACTACATCAATCATTTTTTTAGTTAAATTTTTAGATGGATTTCCTGATTTAGGGAAAACAATAGTATCATCTTTAGCTTTATATTTTAATAATGTAGATTTACTATTAAATGCTTTAATAAAAGCAAGATTAGATGAATTAGTGAATTCAGGAAATTTACCTTGATTCGCTTTTACTCTACGCTCAGCGGGTGTTCCAAAATAAGCCTCTTTTGCTTTTCTCATTTTTGGATCATTATTATTCAGATTAGAAATATATATTCCGTAATTATCTATATTTTCTAAAGCTTTAATTGTATCTTCTACAGAAACACCTTTAGGAGTAAGTATAATATCGTAATCTACTTGTTCACGATTTGAAGGTGTAGCTTCTGCTTCTGCTTCTCTTAATTTGTATTTGTAAGCCATATTACTGCTGTAATTTTTTAATTAATTCTTGAGCTTTTTCTTTTTTAGTTTTAATATCCTCTCTAGATGTTCTAAATTCATCCATTGATGTTTTTAAGTCATCAATTTGGGTATCACGAGCTTTTAAAGCTTCAGTTGCTGTTCTACTAGCGTCTGATTTATTTTTGAACATACCTAATACATTTTCAAATTTTAATCCGCCTTTAATTTTATCAGCAAATTTGAATGCATCAGCATCAAATAAAATATTTTCTTTAGTTGATTTAGTGTCTGGTTTAATAACAACAAAGAATTTACCTACTTCATCAACCACATCGTAGTCTTTAGTGATAACTTCTTTTACTTCCATTGTTTTTTCTTCCAAATTTTCTCTTAAAAGGTCAATTAATTTTTTCATATTATCTTTTTATTTTGTTTTATTTATTTTTTTTACTGTCTTCATATGTACGTAACATCATATTTCCTAATTTGTAAGCTTCTTCTTCAATTTCAGGTAAATCTCCGTCTTCGTTTGTATTAGTAGTGTTAATATTATTTAATCTATTTTCTAAATTTTGCATATGATGTACCATTTCATGTGAAAATGAACGTAAAACATCTTTAGGATGTCTATTCATAGTAAATAAAGTAATTGATTTTTCTTCTGGGTTGTAAAATGCTGTTTTACCAAATACGTTTTCAGCATTAGCTTTATCATTGTTAATAAATTTAACAACAGGTAATGGTTTAATATTCATTCCTTGATCAATCATATATTTAGTTAATCCAGGAATATATTTTTTATAGTCATTATTTTCTTTACCTTCTTTTAAATCTTCTACTTTATTAACAGCTAAGATATAATTTTTTATGTTATCAATTCCATCTTCAGGACCTTTAAAAGATATTCTTTCTTCTTGTTCATCATAATCACCAGTATTATTAAAGAAATCTCTTACTACACTTTCAGGTTCATCTTCTAACCAATTATATTCCCAATTGTCTTCATAGTTCCATCCCGGTCTGTAGGCAAAAGGTGTTATTTTATATTTGTCAGATAATTTGTCTCCATCTAATGTAATTCTATAATCTGTTTTTACTCCAAAATTAGATCCTTTTTTATAGAAATTTTTATTACGAGTAAATGAAATATAATATAATTCATTACCTAAATAATTTTCTTCAGAGGTATTTATTTTATTAGACTGAAGGATGCCTTTTAATCCATCGGCTGATGTGTAGTGATATAAAGGACCAACTTGCTTACCTTCTTCTAATCCACCAGGTGTATCTAATTTTTTACCTGTTTTAACATCTGTATCATAATCACAAGTTCCTTCATTTAAATTAGGATTATTATCATGTTCACATATACTACCATCTGGTAATTTGTTATGACATATATATAAATCTTTACCTCCATCAGCTATTTTCCAGGTCCAACCACATTTATCACAAATAACTTTTGTGTTTGTTACTAGTTCTGTAACTACTTTAGATAAAGTATTAAATATTTTTGTTTTTTCTTTTACTTCTTCAGGAATAAAAGGCAAAAATGCTTCTTGTCCTTTTTTTAATGCTTGACGAGCGTCTGTTCCACTTTCATCTAATTGAGTATCAATAATAGCTAATTCAATATTTTTATAATCACTTATAGCTCCTGTTTTTGACGCTATGTCTGCTAAATCTTTACTATTGTTTGGGCGAACTCCTTCAACCCATATTATATGTTCATCAGGATGAGTCTCAGCATACTTATAAGTTGCTTTAACTGGTGAACTAGTTAATTGTATTTCTATGTTTGAAGGTAAATATTTTTCATAGATTTCCCAAATATCTTTTGATTCAAGTGAAGTAATTCCATTTCTTGTTCCTGATCCGACATAAATAATAAATTTATTTATTTGTGGAAATTTTTCTAATACTATTTTAACAGCTTTAAAATGACCTTTATGAGGTGGTTTAAAACCACCTGGATAAATTGCTACTGTTTTCTTTGAATCTGCTTCAATTAAAGGCAAGATTAATTCTCTAACTAATCCTTTAAATAATTTATTTTCTAATAAACTACTAACAGCATCTAATGCTGCTTGTTTATTATCACCTTTAGGTGTATCAACTTCTCCACTTTTAATAGATACCATTGATTTAAATATACCTTTTATTCTATTTTTAGAACGTTCGTTTTTTAATTTAGATTTTAAATCTTGTAATAATGTTTTAAAATCACCATCTATATTGTAATTGTCGAATAATTTTTTAACAACACTCCAATTTGAAGATTTCCAAACCTCAGTTCTATCAAGTTCTTTAAAATTATCTAATGTTACTATACGTAATGTTAATCCAGCGCTTGATAAATTGAATTCATATTCTTGATTTGCTTCAAGTTCAGGTACATTAGTAATACCTAATCTAGCGAATATTTTTTTAGGATCTTCTTCTAAACAAATTACTTTAGCTAAACCTAAAAGTAAACCTTGTACTTCAGCTGGGTAGTCTAAGAATGTATTTTTAAATGTTGATTCTTCTTCACTAATAGAAACAATGTTATCTATTTGAACAAATTCATCAGGTACACCACTTATAGGATATAATACAGTTACTAATTCACCACTACTAAGTGATTTTTTTCCTTTATATTTATCACTTTTAAAAGGTACAATAACTGAATCGGGCAAAGAAGCAAAATATTTAGCTAAATCTTGTTTAACTAATTTTTTATCTTTACTATCTAAATGAACAATTAAATCAATATCACCAAAATCTTGTTTAGTCCCTGTGTTATAAGAACCAGTTGCCTTAGCGTCCTTAAATCCAGGGAATTTAGATAATACATTGTCTATATAATCCTGAACAGTTTTTTCTACCGCCGCCCTAGATATTCTATTTCCACCTGCTGAACCTGACATTATGCTATTTTATATTTAATTAAGTTAGAATCCTTTGGTAGTAATTTACCTTTAAGATCTAAACGCTTTTGATTAGCAATCCAGTATTCTTGAAGATCTAAAGGAATATCAGCTCTATTAGTTGAGTCTAATATTTTTAAATATACATCTAATATTTGATTAAATGTCTTTTCAGATAATTTTTTATTTTCAACACTTTGTCTTAAAACCTCCATTAATTCAAAATAATCATTTAATACATCTTGAGATAAATTAAGTCCAAATCCTTGATTTAATATAGCTAATGCTTCTTGAGGATTAGTTGCTACTATTTCTTTTGTTGTTTTATCTTTAACACCAACACCATGACTAAAAATTTTATCTAATACTTTAAACATAGCTACCATTAATTGAGTTCTATGTAAACCTTTTACATTATCTTTAATAGTATTAGAATAGTAACTAAAATTTAACCAATCTAAATCACCTACATTAATATCTATTTGTACTGCTTTATCATTAAGTATTTCTCCTTTTTCATTATATTGAGGAAAATTGCAAAATATTGAGCCATTACCCGCTGATTTTAAATTAGTATCTATATAATCTGATTTCTTTTCAATATCAATAGCTATTAATTCTAACATAGCTCTTAATTTACTTTGAGCTTCTTTTGCAGATTTTGCATTTTTTCTGATTTTTTCATATAACCTATTAAATTCAACTTTATCAATACCCCAATTAGATAATAATGGATTACCGTTTTCATCTATAAATTGATCACTACTCATACCTAAATCAATATCACCTGAATCCTCGCTTTTGCCTGCTGATCCTAAAGTATTAAAGTTAAATTTTACTTTTGGATATATTTTACTTAATTCAGCGGTAAATTTTTTAAGAGTTGGTTGAACATATTCCTTTTTAATACGTGAGGTGGTGCCAAATACGTTGCCACCTTCTAAAGTTATTGATTTTAAAAGCTCAATTAAAGAAATCATCTTAATGTTTATATATAAATATTAATACTTATACTCCTATTTGAATTTCTGTAGGATACTGTTCAGATGATGGGCGAGGATTTGGATTTTCTAATTTAAATAAATTATGAATTGAATGAAATAATGTTAAATTATCTTCAATGCTACGCTCAGATTCTGCTAATTCCCAACCTTTACCTTGGATTTTTTTATTGTTTTTATCAGGACCGTGTTTAGCTGACTTTAACCATAATATACCTGCGCGTTCTATTTTTTCTTCAAAATTTTCATTCCACGCTTGTGAGTAAGCAGCTAATTGTAATTCTTGACTTGTATGTAATGATTTTGATGTTTTAATATCTACCATCCATTTTTCACCATTAATTTCAAGTACTAAATCGCAAGTACCAGCGTATATGAATTGATCTGAAAATAAATGGATTTCGCTTTCTACTAATGTTGGTTTATAAGTATTCCAAAAATCATGGAATTTTAAAATCATTTTCCATACATCTAATGAATAAATAGATGTTCCGTTCTCATCAAACCATTGTAGTTTTTCACCTTTAAGATATCTTTCAGCAGCGTCATGTACTTGAGTACCTTCTTCAGCTGCTCTACGAGCAATAATATCTGCGTTATGTCCTACATCTTTAAGCCAGTTTTCAAAATATTTATTTTTTGGCATAAATTGCAATATATTAGTAACAGATGGATAATAATTTCCATTTCTACTATAGAATCTACTGTCTAATATATTAACTCGTTTAGAATCTACATCCGCTTCTAAAATACGTTTAACGTGTTTTTTGTTAATGTTTACATTTTTTTCTATCATAATGATAATTTTTTCTCAAGTAAGCCTGAGAAGGTTAGGGGATAGGTGTTCTGTATCAATTCAGTAAAATGTCTAAATCCTAATTCGCTTGGATCTTTACCATCTAAATCTACTAAATATACTTCTTTGCCTTCATTTATTAATTGTTCACAAAATTGTAATGCTTCTCTTAATGCGTCTCTATCTAAAGCTACGTAAATTTTCTTAACTGATGATGCTACTAGCTTTAACATCAACGTAGACTGTATATTCTTGCCTAATAACGGTATAACATTTCGTTTAATAGCAATGGCGTCAAACATTCCTTCGCACAGTATAATCGGTGTATTCCAGTTTATAAACAGTTCGAATGGTATAACGTTACGTGACACATCTGGATTCTTATATTTAAGGCTTGATGTTTTATCAAAATTACGAGCAGTAAAATAATTTAATTTACCTGTAGCATCATATGATGGTAAAATAATCATTTTATTAAATTTACCACCCTCACAATAACCTATATTATATTTTAATATATCGTCTTCTGTTATACCTCGTTTTTTAATATAATTTAAAGCATGTTTACCTATGATATTACTATCAGATATATTAGCTAATGGTTTAAATTCTTGAGGTAATTTTAAAATAGTTGTAGTTTGTACTATTTTTTCACCTGATGTGTACTTAACTAATGGTCTTAGTTCTGCTAACTTATCAGGATCGGCATGTATTGCTTTAAATAGATTAATTAATGATTTACCTTTTTTATTACAACTCCAACAATGCCATGGATTTTCACTTTTATCTGATTCAGTAAAATTGATTTCTAACTTAGGTTTATGGTGATTACAAAAAGGACAATGATATGCGTAGTTGCCTTTTGATGTAGATTTACTAATGCCTAAAACCGAGTTTACTAAATTTACAAGTAGTTGATTTACCATACCTTGTACTATAACAAAAAAAGCTTGGTTTCCCAAGCTTAACTTAATATAATTTTATATTTTAAAATTCTCCATGTTGTAATGTAAACAATACTTCTTTTAATTGTTTAGCGAATTCTTCTTGTATTTTTTGATATTCATCGTCTTTAGGATTTTCAAATACTTCTATTTCATATAAATCAACATATTGTTCAAAAGCGGGCATGAATTCTTGTTTAAGTTTAAACAAGGTGCTGTCAACTGATTCTGGCTCTTCTTTAATTATACCAGCTAATTGTTGCATTCTTGTAATGTCTTTCATTTTAATAATTTTATTATAAATACCTGTAAAATTAATTAAGATATAAAATCCTTAGTAAAGAACTTACCTAATATGTTATCATTGTAGAATGATTCTGGTTGTTCTAGTACTTTATAGGTAAATAGTGCTTGTGTTTCGTAGTAAGTTAGTAATTTTTTATTAGGAGCTAATTTAATTATAGTACGAGTAAACAAATCTTGTTTACCATCTTTAATTAATTGCATTACTTCTTTATTAGAACCGTAATATGTTTCCCAATCTGATTCTTTAGTTACTATTTTAGTAGTTGGTTTACGGCCAACACCAGTTAGTTCGGCTACTTCTTTTTTACCTAATTTTACTTTTTTATTATGGTATAATACTTTTTTACCTATATAAGATTTATTAGTATCGTTATTTTTAACAATATAAATAAATCCGAATGTGTCTTTAGGAAAATCGTTAAGGTTAGTGATGGGCTTACTATTGTAAACCCAAGTTGGTAATGTTAACATTATCTGTCTAAATTAATTAATATTGTTGTATCTGTAGTAGGTGATACGGGTAGGGGTTGAGATAGTTTTCCTACTGCTAATAAGTTTTGATTTTCATCATATAAACCTACTGTTGTAACATAAGGTGAAAAATAAGAACCTGTTACGTTATCTGTTAAATATTGTCCTGGGGTAAAGAAAGTACCCATTGAGCTTGATATTAATGTACTACCTGAGGATAAACTTGGGTTTTGAGAAAAATTAAATTCATTTTCTCTCATTGTACATTTATATTGTGTTTCATATATTTTATATGAACTAGAAAATGAACAAGTTATATTAGATGCTGTTATATAATTTAATATAGAATCATTATCTCCTGTAGCACCGCCATAAATAGCAGTACCATAAGTTACAAATCCATAACCAGCTGCTTGTTCTGATACTATTGTGATTAAACCATGATAGTAAAATATATTTCCTACAATATCATCTGTTTCATCTAATATATTACCTTCACCATCATCTCTTAAACTACCACTAGGAGCTGTAAATGTAAATGATTTAGGCTGGATATAATCTCCAAATAAACGAGATGGGATAGATATGACACCAATAATATCATCAGACGCTGTAGGAAAATATTTTGGATATGATAAAGTAGTTTGTAAATAATTAAAATAGTTAGGTGTTTGAGTAATACCTACATATCTATCTCCGGCTGTGTCTGCTCCAGGAATTAAACTAGCTGTAGCTACGTTATCACCATAACTTGAACTTAAGTAATTTGAATAATATAATTCTTGAATTGAATTATAAATTAAACTTTGATATTGAGTTGATATTTGTCCTGTTGTAGGAGCTGTAGTTGGATTAAAAGTACCTGTTATATTTGTACCTAAAAATCTATCAATTCCAACACCAGAAGCAGTTAATGCGGCCGCTCCCTCGAAGTTGAATGCTTTATTCACTTCGAAGGGAGTTACTACGATATCAGATGCTAAAAATTGTTTGTAAGCGCCCATTCATTAGAAATCTAATTTTACTCTAATAAGAGCTTCTTTTGTAAAGTCTTTTAATAATGGTCTAGATAATTTTGCTACCGCTAATAATTCGTTAGTGTCATTATATAAACCCACTGTTGTAATGTATGTTTGTGGGTTATTAATAAATGAAGGATATAATACTTCACCAGTTGAACCTGAAATAAATGATGGATTTTCTGAGTAATTAAATTCAGCACTTCTAGGTCTTACAAAAATATAATCTGAAGAAATAGTTTCTTGGGAGTTAATTGTAAATGATTTAGCGGTTGAACCACTTATAGCTCTATATAATTTACTATTATTATCTCCATCAGCATTTGATACTACACTATAATTTAATCCAATACCGCCTGAAGCTAATGAACCACTTAGGGCAAAAGGATTTAATAAAATAGTTCCAATATCTGGCAATAGCCAGCCATATGAACCTGAGTTTAAACTATATCCATTTGTTGTTGTAGCTGCTGTAACTGTTACAACACCGGCTGAACCTGAAATTAATTGAAATACTCTACCAGCTTCATTAAATGTTTGAGAGGCAACATAATTACTATTATCAGTTAATGAAATAACTCCTAAACTACCTGATAATTTTAATGTTAAAGAACCAGGAAATAATGATTGTTTATATCTTGCTCTTTCAAATGATATAGCCCAAAATTGTGAAGAAGTATAAGCCCCAAATACAAAATTTGTATTTTCATCTCCTAACACTATATTTTGGTATTGACCATAAATAGTTGATGTAGGTGATAATCCATTTACTGCTGAGTTATATAATGCACTTCCACTTCCTGCTGCGTTACCATAAGCTATAGCAAATTGAATTGAAGCTGTAGTTGATGCTACTGGGTCAGCTTGGAAAACGTTTAAATAATAATCTCCACTTGAACCAGCTTCTTGAACTGATGAAGTAAAAAATGTAGTTAATGTAGGTAAAGCTCCAGACCATAACGTTGCTGTTATTGAATCTGAACTTACTACAAAATCTGATGGATCTAATCTATTAAAAGACATATGTTATATATTAAGCTGTTTTTGTTACTGTTACTGGGATTGTTTGTCTTGCACCACTATCTCTACCTACTATTGTTAATGTAGCTTGTAATTGAGTATAAGTTTGGAATAATGTATTTACTGTTGTAGCTCTTAAATTAAGTACTGTTCCTACTACTGTTTGAGACACTGTTGTACCTAATGTTGTAGTTGAATTAGATACATTTAAAGCTGTTACAGCTGGTGTATTAACTCCTACACCTTCAAATGTACTCATTAAACGAACATCTGAAATTGTAAATGTATATCCTGATGGTTCTACTGTGTTAGCACCTAAATAATTTAATGTTTGAGGTGAAATTGCTTGTGAAGCACCTTGTAGTAAACTAATTGAAGGAGGTACTGATAATATAGGTAATCTAGCTGTACCACGAGGTAAAGTTACTAACTTATATTTCATAGTTTGAGTAGTTTCAGCAAACGCCTCTAATAAAGGCATGTTTTCAATTGCTTGACCATAGTAAGCAGAACCTGAGGGATTGTTTGGATTATATAATGTATAATCAATTTCATCATCAGCTAAAGCAAATTGTGTGATTCTAAACGTTCCGTCGTTTTGAGCTAGTAACTGACGACCTGTTGTTGTTAATATCGCGTCAACTGTTACTATAGTATTATTTAAATATCCCATTGGTTATTATTATTTATATATAAATATTATTAAATTTTATTTTTATTATATTACACCAGCTCTTCTAGCTATTGTTATTGGATCATAATCTGGGTTAAAATTAGCAGGTATTAATAATCCTTCATTATCTAATGTTATAGTTTTATCTATAACTACATAGTTTTCTGAAGGTATTCTTCTATAAATAATATAAGATTGAGAATATATTGAACCTAGATTAGATATAGTTCCATTAAGAATTAATGAACCTGAATAATAATATCCACCACTACTAACTGGAGTGTATGTGTCAATTATTTGATATGTTGTAGAAGATGATGGGTTAAATAAAGAAGAATATGAAGCCGATGTACTGAGTCTTATATAATCATTAGCTTTAATAGGACTAATTAAATCTTGCCATAAAACTGATCCAGTAGCAGTAGAGCTACCGGTTATTATTGTATTAGTATTTTTATTATAAATTGAAGCTGATTGAGCAACATCTACTCGTGCAAATGGAGCTTTAGTTATAGGACCAGAAGCAGGTACATAATATGATTGTAAAAATGGTGATAACCAATTACTATATGAATCATCACTATTAAAAGTTACTAAAGTATTAGAAGAAGATAATGCAAAACCAAGAGTAGTTTGAGATGTAGGAGTAAAACCTCCTAAAAGTGGATATTCTAAACTTCCATTATACCATATATAGGGTATAAAAGTAGGATTACTAGGGTAAGGTCCAAAGTTTCCTCTAAATGATAATATAGTTTGATAATAAGCACCAGCGTCAAATACAGTTGCTGAAGCTACTAATCCACTTCCTGTAACTGCTGAAAAGTTATATATATTAACTTCAGTACCTTTAAAAAAATTATAAGCTACATCTAGTAAATATTTATTTTCACTTAATGATAATCTATTACCATTTATATCAATCAATTCAGTTATATAAACATTACTACCACCTAAAATTTCAGGTGATGAAGAAGTTATATTAATAAATTTAGCGAAATAATTACTATAAATATCAATAGATGTTTGTTTACCATATGATTGATCTCCAGGCCATGAACCGGTATATCCAAAAATAGAAGTATCAGATATAAAAGTAACTTGTTGAGTAGTAAAAGAATAATAACCTTTTGAACCTGTATATTCTGTAGCAGGAGTATAAGTATTATAATCTATACTACTTACTTTTGTACCATTATATCTAGCATTAATCCAACCAGTATTTGTATAATTTGAGTCTTGTACTGCTGCTCTAGTTGCTGAACCTGATATAATTGATGCTGAGTTTGTAGCTTGAATAGTATTAGTAGTGTAATCTACATCCATATAAAGTGCGCTATAACGAGGTATAACAGCGTTTCCTGCTAATACATTATATTCACTAACATAAAAATCTTCATCAATATATGGTTGCAAAACCACTAAATCTGAAATAGAAGCAGTAGGAGGTACTGATTGAGTAACATAAAAACTTCCAGTAAATTTAGAAGTAACTGTACTATTTATAGCTAAATAAAAATATTCTCCATATATTGCTGTTGTAGTATATGATCCAATTAATAATGCTTGAGTAGCAGTACTATTTGTAGCCACTGTACCTTGAATATTAGATATTAATTTAACTGATGTTGGAATACCATCTGATGAAGTAACTGAAGCTGAATATACTATTGTTATAGGAATATTAGTTAAATTACTTAAAGTATATCGACCTGATGAAGTATTAAAATAATTTAAATCATCCCAAGCTTCAGTTCCGTATGTACCGTAATTAGTTAATGCTTCATCACCACTAGTAATTCCAAAATCTCTAGTATATGAAGCTGAAAATCTATAGTTTAGTACTTGGTTATCTGTTGATGATGTAATATTAGTTGTTGCGACTCCAAATAAAAAATAAGTATCATATTTTGAAATTGAAGTAATAGGATATTCTATTATACCAGTATCACTATAATCAATTCTAATACTATTTATTTCTTGTAAAGACAAAGTATTATCCTTACCTTGATCGTCTATACGAGCAATTTTAATAAATTTAACACCTTGTGAGTAATATGGGGTATATGGCATTTGTTAATATTTTATAAATTTGAACTATTGTCAAATGGAGATAATATAGAACCGGTATCATAAAATAAATATATTTGACCTGATCCTGGTATTGTTGTATTTGATAAAAAATCTCCTGATGATACTGTATCTGAATTATAGAATACAGGAGAATAATTAGTTGGTGTTTTAGGATATTGTAAAAATGTATTAGTACCATTTAAATTACCATCTGTTACTTCTAGATTTGTTCCTTCTAATTCACCGT